CTTGTTACCTTTCCTGATATTCCCGAAGCGGCAAGTGTCGGAGAAGACCTTGAAAGTGCCTTACTTGAAGCAGAGGAAGGATTAGAAACCGCACTGGAATTTTATTTTGATGATAAACGCCCAATCCCATTACCGAGTAAACCTCAAGAGGGGCAATATACTGTTCCGCTCTCTTTATTGCGATCATTAAAAGTGTTATTACTGAATGAAATGCTCGCTCAAGGTGTTCGCAAAGCAGAAATGGCTCGTCGCCTTGATGTACATATGCCACAAATCGATCGCTTATTAGATTTTCGCTATCCTTCTAAAATTGATTTTGTTGAAAAAGCCTTTAAAAAACTAGGGCGGGAAATTCATTTGGCGGTGAGTTAATATTCTACTAAAACTGCGGTCAAAACTGACCGCACTTTTATCCTGCATATTCAATTGACCCCACACCAAAAGGGGCAGGGCGGTTCTGTTTGAGCTTTCCTGATACCGCATTGGCGACCCCTGCTGGATTGGTTGTGCCTTGAATATTGAAGTTATTCGTTTGCGTAACGGTAGATTGCATATTTCCGCCATATTTTGTATAGCTTGGTAATGTGCTAGTTGGCTGTACATATTGGCTTGTTGGCGTAACCATCGCCGCCCCTGTTACATTTACCTCAGCTTTAGCCCCGCTTGAAAACAAATCTTTGATCCAACTTGGTATCAGGCTTTCAAACCAGCCCACTACCGTATCAATGGATTGTTGCCACGCATTCTTGAAGGTGTTCGTTACCTCATTCCATTTATTGGTCGCGGTAGTTTTTACTCCCTCCCAAATCTCACTGGCTTTGTTTTTGATACCTTCCCACATTTCATCGGCGGATGTGGTAATCGCCGCCCAAATCTCGCTGGCTTTGGTTGAAATCGCCTCCCAAACTGCAAGTGCGATCCGTTTGACATCGTCCCAGTAAATAATTAACAACGCGATTGCCCCAAGGACTAACCCGATAGCAAGTAAAATCGGGTTAGAGGCCATTGCAACAAACATTGCTCTAGCCACTGCCCAGATTGCTTTAATCATCATTTTTGAGGCAAATAAAAATGCCTTACCGACTAAAAAGATCGCTTTTTTAGTAAAAAGTAAGATTGAAATAAAGGGTTTAATGATAAAAATGGCGAATTTAAACCCTTTACCAATGATCGTTCCAACAGAAAAAAACGCTTTCCCTAGCAATTTCAATGGAGCGAATATCGCCCAAAGTAGTGAAATAATCCCACTGATTACGGTTAAGGCGATGGAATAAAACGGTAAAAATTTCAGACTTAGCCCATCAATGAGTTTTCCTGCATTGCTGAAAGCTCCCGAAAAATCACCATTCACTAACGCCCGAATAATCCGCACTACTGATCCTACGGTTTTGATGAGATTTTTCAGCCCGTCAATCACATAGTTCATTACACTAGTAGCGAAGCCTTGCCAGTTTGACAGGTCAAGATCAACATTCGCCAGTTTTGCGAGGTCGCGAAGTAAGCCTTTAATATTTAGCCATACGCCATTGGCGAGTTTTCCTACTGCTTGGAATTTGTCCGCCCATTGATCGAACCTGCCAATCAATGCCCCTGTAAGAGAAATATCCCCTTGCGTCCAGCCGTAAATATCTTCTAACACCAAACCTACCGCAGTTAATGCGGCTGCCATTGCTAAAAAAGGAACGGCAGCACGGGTGCCGTTAATGATAATCTGCTTTAAGCTGAGCTTGGTCGCATTCAGCATCGGTAGCAGTTTCGCCCCGATCGCGGAAGTGGCTAAAATCCCAACTAAGCGAATATTTTTCGTGATCCATTCCGCTGCGTTGTAAAAGGTTTCACCTAGCTTTGAGGCTTTGTTTACAACACGATCAATGAGCTGTCCTGCTTTATTCCTGAGTAGCATCATTCCTCGCCCAAAGGTTTTTGGCATTTGATCAAATTCTTTTTGAATTTTCTCCGCTTGCCGCAATAACCCTTGAGCCAGTTCTTTTGAGGTGAGTTTACCTTCTTTGCCTAAGTCTTTCAGTTGCCCAATTGGCACGCCAAAACTGTCTGCAATAGCATTAGCTAAACGGGGAGCTTGCTCAATAATGGAATTAAGTTCATCACCTCGCAACGCCCCTGAGCCTAACGCTTGCCTTAACTGCATTAATGCCGCTTGCTGGGCCGCAGGATCGCCGCCGCCAATCGTCATTGTTTGCCCGATGATTTCCGTTAAATTTAACGTATCATCAAGGCTTAAGCCTAAATCGCTCGCATTGCGATTAACTTTAGAAAACAGATCCGCACTCGCTAAATAATCCTGCCCTGAGCGTTGCGAAATGGCAAAAATCTCATCAAGAGCGTGTTTATGCTCCTCAGCGGATTTGGTTGCGAGTTTAACCCGACTATCTACCGCCGCCCAATCATCGGCAATTTTAATTACATTACCGCCTGCGACCATTGCAAAATAACCACCAATCATATTCCGCAAGGAAAGCATATGGGTTTTCGCTTGATTGATCCCCTCCCCAATAGCTCGACTTTCTTGGGCTGCCCCTCGCAATGCATTGCGTAACTTGCCCCGAATTTGCCCCGCAGCGGTCTGGGTTTGGGTGATATAGCCTTTGAGCTTAGAATTATCTACCTTGTACTTTAAGACGGTTACCAGCTCACGAATAACATTCATCGGTGTTTCTCCATTTGTTTTGCTTCCATTGCCTCAACCGCATCAAGTAATCGGTTAATTTTCAACAGTTCGCCCATATCCGTCAGCCCTGCGGTATTGAGTTCCGTCAAGGTAACTTTGCCCGATAAAAAAGGACGCCAAGCGAGCATTTCACTTAACGTCCTTTCGCTATATTTGCCAACGCTTAGGCTTTCTTCGCTCCCTCTTGCCCCGACCCAAGACGGGCAAGAAATTTCATAAAAAAAGGCTCAAAATTCAGCCTTAAAATAAATATTACTAACTCAATAATTTCGGACATATCGTCAAACACGAGATCGAAATCGGTTTTCTGCAATTTTTTATCTGTGCCGTTGTTGAAATCATCACGTTGCACCGTTACCAATTCAGGTTTCACCAACATATCGACGAGTTTAACCAGTTCCGCCCCACTAAGTTGTTGGCTTAGTTGCTGTAAACCCTCGGCAAATTCCACCGCACTTTTTTTCGCAAGCTCTGCGAGCTGACTGGCATTCGCTTTTTCGGGAGTATCTACACCAAATATTCCGAACATTTTTGCGAACGAGGGAGCAAGGGTTTTCTGTAAATCGCCAAAAATGCGTAACTGATCCATCGCTGAAAACTTTTGCACGAAAAACGTGCTTTCGCCGATTTGAATTTCTTGTCGTGCCATTAGTCATTTCCTCCAACAAATGAAATACCGTCTGAGGTTTCAATCACCCATTCACGGCTGCCAATTTCTTTACTAAAATCGAGTTTTGCGGATTTTGTGATCCACGCCGTACTTGCGGCGAATAAGGAACGTCCACGCAAATCTTTCACCGCAATGGGGAAAGTGGCATTTTTACTCACCTTATCCGCCGCATATAACGCACTTAACACGTCATTAGTGCTGCTGGTTTGAAGTAACGTTAATGTAATTTTTTTACGCGGATCAGCACTGGTTGAGCGTGCTACTTCGCCATCTGCTCCCGCAACAGAGGTAACGCCCTCTGAAATTTCTTCAATATCAATAAACGTGCCATCGGCAAAGCCTGTAGCGATAGCCGCCCCAATAACAACACTCACTTCATCAGGGGCATAGGTTGCTAGTGCCATAAAATTCTCCTATAAAAAAGACCGCACTTTTGCGGTCTAGGGTTAATCAATTAAAGGCTATATGCCAAGTTACCTTTCAATTCGGCAATATGAATTGCTCCCGCAAGGCGTGCGGAAAATTTCACATCTTGCAAAATACGGCTTGCCTTGTTGTTATTGGAAATGTTCGCCGATCTTGGTAGGCTGATGACATAACTCGGAATTTCCTTGTTGTCGTCATCTAATTCAACGGGGGCAATCCCGCCACGGCTCACGCCTAAATCTAACGCTTTGCGAATGGCCGCACCGATTAGCTCAATCCCTTTATCGGTATAAGGCACTTTGCCGTAAGCGTTAATCAGTACGGAGGTAACGTTAATCTGCACTTCCTGCACCAACCAATCACGGAAGCGGATCACATCAATCCATTCACCTGCCGCCACTTTTCCACCTTGAGTTACAGCAAAACTGCCGTTGAATTTTTCAAAGGTTGTGGCGTTTTTCTTCGCACAGGCGAGATATTCGCCCTCACTTAATGGCGAGAAAGACACCCCGGCGAGCTTTTTCAAATTCCACGTTTCCGCACCAGGGTAAAAGGTGAAGGCATAGCTCATCAAGCCAATTTCAGGGTATTCTTCCGCCGCTTTGTGCGAGTACATCACCGCACTGCGGTAATATTGTTTGGCGTTTAATTTGCTCGCAATATCCGTTTTATCGGAAGCCTGAAGCATTTTCTCATTGGCACTTGCGGTAACAAATAATTTGCCGTTGGCTTCCGCAAAAGCGGCGGCTAATAAAACATCGGCTTCTTCGCGTGAAACTAACGCTAGCCCGTACCAATCATTATTTTCTTTTGCGACCGCACTTAATGCGTCTGTAATGGTTTCACTACTGAGCTTATTGCCAACAAAAACTTTAGCTACGTGAGAGGATTGGGAAAATGCCGTTGCTACCGCAATGTAGAGCGGATCAGTAGATCGTAGCCCAAGATCTAATAATTCATTGGGATCGGTTACCACTAAAAGCCGTGCAGAGCTTTTCAGGGTATGCTCACCTAAAATAAGCAAATCACTAAAGGATTTGCCCGCAATCGCGGTAGTGTTTAAATCAATGGTAACATTTACCAAACGATCAATTTTTGCCATTATTCACTCCTATAAAGGTCGTTTGTGTTTATTGAGCGAGGTTATTGGTGCTTCGACCTGCTCAATAAAGGAAAGAATATCGGTGGTTTCAGCGGCATAGCGAATTTCAATTTCTACCATTGCCCGATCCTGATATTCTTGCTGTTCGTCTAAGTACGCGAGATGGTTAATGCGTCCAATTCGCACCAGAGCCACGCCTTGATTTGCCCATTTTTCCTGAAAATGCACCGTGCTTAATTTCATACAGATTGCACGCAAGGCATTGAGGCTGTTTTCACCGAAATAATTCAGCGCTAACACCGCGTCAATATGGGTTTTAATGGGTTGCTCGCCCGCCTCATTCACCTTGCCATAATGAAAATGTGATCTGCCCCCAAAAAGTTAGACTATATTCTAATTTCATTCAAGGACTGAGTTCTGTATTCCACAGGGCTTAGTCCTTTGAGCTTCACTTGAATACGCTCATTGTTGTAGTAATGAATGTACTCGTGAATCACTTTTTCAAGCTGTTCAAAGGTTTCAAACCGCTTGCCAAAGTAACATTCCGTCTTCAATCGCCCGAAAAAGCTTTCCATCGCACCATTATCAAGGCAATTGCCTTTTCTCGACATACTTTGCGTAATACCGTGTTTTTTCAATATCTCCCGATAACCCATCATTTGATACTGCCACCCTTGGTCGGAATGCAGTATCGGTTTTTCCCCCGCTAATCGGTTCACCGCCTGGGTCAGCATTCTGGTTATCTGCTCAAAACTCGGACTTCTCGCCACATCATAAGCAATAATTTCGTTATTAAACAAGTCTTTAATCGGCGATAAATACACTTTGCCTTCCGCACATTTGAACTCGGTGATATCCGTTACCCACTTCTCATTCGGCATCGTTGCCGTAAAATCCCGTTGCAACAGATTATCGGCAATGTGTCCCACTTTGCCTCGGTAAGAACGATATTTTTCTGCTTACTTTT